CCCTGGGTCAGTTGCTATTGGTAGTTTAATTCTAATCAATGATCCAGGGCGAACTTCCGGATCACCAAGGAGACTAATAATATGAGTAGTGGATCCTAAATTATTCCATATAGCCTTTTTACGAGGGCCCAAATCAGCTTTCTGTGAGCTATAACTCTTTCCATTATATGAATCTTTTAGATAGGTTATCATAGAATAATTAGACACCCCAAGATCATTGACGTTCTTTGTCCCGTATTTATATTCAGGTGATGATAGTTTATATCTCTCTATCATTTGATTAGATTCTCTGTCATCTTTATATACAATGGTTCTAGATTTCTTAGCGAAGTGATCAACTTCGTGTACTGTTGATCCATATGATCCCTTCTTAATACCACTCAAATTAGACATCCCTAGGCTGCTGGATATTGCTAGTATCCGAGATTGCCGTTGGAAGTAATCAGCTCTTGTATCAACCCCTGCAGTAAAAAAAGATTCATGTTTATACACTGTTGGTAGTGGCTCTGCAGATATCAACTGAGAATGGCCCCTAATCTGCAAGCCATCCATCAGGGTCTCAAAAATATATAATGGTGCATTGCCGCTATCAAAACCAATTTTCTGTATCCAATTAATGGCATCCACAGCCAATTTATTAGGAACAATTACCTTATGATTTCCTATTGTAGTGTCAACAGCTGTTGCTGATACTCCCATATATGTTTGCATAATATTATTAATAATGCTTGATGGAGTTCCAGAAAAGGCAGCTGATATTCGCGTGCCATTTCCGAGGTAAGTGTGCTCACTCACACATTGCAACTTATACACTTGGGAATGTGGTTTTGGCTTAGCGAATTGTGGAACATCCGCTACTCTAAGCTCCATTGTAAACTCTTGGATCTGCTTAGATAATTCAGTATCCGATGATCCTCTCTCTGGTATAGTACGAATAAACGTCACATCAACTTTCTCATTGCCGCTAATCTTAGCTAACTCCATGAAGTTAGCAGCATCAACAATAGTCATTTCCATTACGATTGTTTGGGAATATATACTCTCATTAATGGTGACATCTTTAACCATAGTAGATATTTCATAACGATCCCCTGCAAAATTAGTTACGCCAATAGTAGAGAATCTAAATCCATGAGGGGTTCTAACATTGGAGTTGTTAGCATCTGTGCCAGTTCTCATTTAATTAATACCCTGCCTAATTTTCTTTTTATAATCAATAACAAAATCTTCAATATACTCGGGCTTAACCACCCTAATAAATCTCAAGTCATCATTTCGAGCTTCTTCCCACTCACGGTTAGTGATGGTGTCCAACTCAGTAGAGCTTGGCGCGCCCACAATAAACAATCCATTATCAGACCCAATCCCATCAGCATCCTCATAGTGATGTGGCGCTAATTCATAAGGAAATACCTCATATGTGGATATTTGATCTTGCGTGAGCTCACCAACAACTAGTTCATTGGCGATAAATGTTCCAGTAGTATCCTGAATTAGCAACTGATTCAATTGAATAAAGCGGTCAGCAACCGTTCCAGTTGCTCCTGATAGAAATCCCGTAACCTTTTCACCTACCTGAAATCTATCAGCTATGGAGTTTTCAGTTTGTATGTATTGCCCATCTGTGTTGAATACAACGTTCGGCCGTGCATTAACAATTTGCCCGGGATATACCTTATCCATGTATTGATTGAATTCGTTGGTTCCTAACGGCCACAATCCATACATGCTACTTTTAGGCCTATTCACCACCAATAATGTCCAATAATAATCAGGGGTGTTGTACAGCTTGTGGGACACTACATCAGGCCGATCGCCATCTTGGATTTCATAATATCGATATGACACCGATTGATCAATCAGATTATCATCAACTGCCACATACCTAAATATATCGAGTATGGAAGATGTATGGCCACCTGGGAAGAGGTATCCTACCTTTTTGAAGTTATTAAAGAATGCCATATATTAATCCTCCAGATCCTGTCTTGAGAGTGCACGGGTTTCTTGGAAGGTTAATGCCACATCTACTTCTGCAGGCATACCATCACCAAAGAACATATTACCTGATGCGTTATATACAGTCTGCAGCGCAGTTAAATAACACTCATGTATTTTTGGCATATTTTCAGAGACCTGATCAGATGCTCCATCAAATAATTCGATACCAAATAAAGCAGGGTATGATAACAACTCTTCACCACCACTAACTTTCTCGGGATACATATATTTGCGCAATGATTTTACGATATCCTTAATGTCGCGAGAATCATTAGGAGACTCTGCCATCATTTTAAATGTAAAGGCAAATGACCTAATATTAGGATTATCAAACTTGGTATTAGCGTTAGGGTTAAATATTTTCTTCTGACCCAGTGAAATAATCTGTCGAGCAGTGACAGGGGTGCCACCTGGAAGCTTTGCAGCCAGGGCAGCTGCAGCCATCTGAGACCCGACTTTAACAACCTTACCTGCATCACCTATATCTTGTATTCCATATTTGGAAGCGTATGCCTTGGCATCCGAGGCCATCCTCCCCGACATCCTTTGAAGTTGCCCAGCCATATCGTCCCCACCTACAGCACCTAATGCTTTTTGCCCAAGTACACCTAGATCCAGAGAACTGTATGCCATAGAGTCACTAAAACTTACCCCAGGTGGCATATATAAAGATATCGAAATGTCTGTACCTGTTCTAGTATTGATCGTGAACGTAATATGTGGATGATTCTTATCATCATTACGTAGATCCTGTGGGAACGCGTACGTGGTCTTTTCTTCTGCCATTTTTGTATCGTCCTAGATAGTGCAAATGTTATTAGATGTATTTATATGTACAAGAATACCTATAAGGGCACATATAAGGTTAAAGATCGATCTAAATATAAAGGCGACCCAGATAAGGTAGTATATAGATCAATGTGGGAGCGTCAGGTGTTTAAATGGATGGAAGCCAACCCCAATGTAGTCTCATGGAGCTCAGAAGAGGTAGTAGTGCCCTATATATGTGCCACTGATAGTAGGAAGCATAGATACTTCATGGATGTGTACTTTATGACTAAGACTGGGGATGAGTTTCTTATCGAGATCAAGCCAAAGAAAGAGACACTGCCTCCAGTTACTCCTAAGAGAAAGAGTAAGCGGTATCTTCAAGAAGCTATGACCTACATTAAGAATCAGTCTAAATGGGAAGCCGCTACCGCTTACGCTAAGGCGAGAGGAATGCGCTTCGAGATATGGCATGAGGATAGACTTAAACAACTAGGCATTAAGCTAATGGGCACACTACCAGCATACCCCAAGAAGAAGGTACTACATAACAAGACTCGGCGGAAGACTTAATAACCCTACCCCAGCGCTCCGGCGGCCACTGTATTAGTATAACGCAATAACGCGAGGTTGACAACAGAGACATGGCTGAATCATTATTTAATAAATTAGAGGTTGAGGCTTTTCGTAAAGGACTAACGCCACGGTCGAAACAGTCCCGGCAGTGGTTCCAGGACAAGCTAGCCCAGATGTCTGTAAAAAGACATGATCTACTGAAAGATCCTGCGTTAATCAAAAGACAGCGATTTGGGGTAGGCAACATGTATATGTATATGTATGATGCCAAACACCGCAAAACATTACCTTATTATGATAGTTTTCCGCTCACTATTATGGTAGCTCCTGCACCTGGGGGTTTTTATGGGTTGAATATGCACTATTTACCACTCCCTATTCGCGCGCGATTATTTGATGGCCTATTACAGGTAACTAATAACAACCGTTATGACGAAACTACCAAATTTAAGATAAACTATAATCTACTTAAATCTGCTAGTTCCCTTCGCGAATTTGAGCCATGCTTCAAACATTATTTATCTGACCACGTTAATTCACAGATTGTGATGGTTGAGCCGAGCGAATGGGAAATTGCTTTATTTCTACCAGTTGAGCAATTCAATAAAGCAAGTAAGAGAACCGTTTGGAAAGATTCTCGTAGGAGATTAAAGTAATGGCAATCCCGGCAGGCATCGATGCCTTCAAATCTACAATATCTCGAAGAAATGGCCTGGCACAGCAGAACTACTTTTCTGTGTTTATGCCGCTCCCGTTATTCAGCTTGGATGCTGGTAATATACTGGAAAATGCTTTATCGGGACAAACTAATCCCACACAGCTGCTAAATGACCCAAGAGATATTGGTCTGTTGTGTGAGTCATGCTCTCTTCCAGGTAGAACAATTACAACTGCTGATTATCAGACCAATAAACAATCAATTAAAATGCCATATTCCTTCCTCAATGAAGATGTTACGTTTACATTCCTATTAACTCAGGATTATTATATGAGGGATGTATTCGATCATTGGATGGATGAAATAATAAATTTTGAACAGTATAAACTGAAATATAAATCTGAGTATACCAGTGAAGTTATTATTGAGCAACTAACCAAGCAGGGCATACCAACATACTCTATAAAATTAGAAAAGGCTTATCCTATAGCAGTCTCTGCCATTGAGCTATCAAACACAGCCGGGAATACTTTACAGCGTATAACAGTAACAATGACATACGACAACTTTTTTAAAGAAGATGCTGCAACATCTCTTATAAATAAAATAGGATTACAGAGTAGTCAGATAGCTCAACAATTTGATGTCGGAGTTCCTGCTGCATATCAACAAGCGCTAACTAATTTACAATTGAACAACCCACTTTAATTAGGAATTGAATAACTATGAGTTTACCAGTAATTGAGTCACCGAAGTATCGTCTGGTGGTACCATCTACACAAGCGACAATTGAATATCGGCCATATCTCGTTAAAGAAGAGAAAGTCTTGTTGATAGCTCTGCAAGGCAAAGATACTAAGAATATGATAATATCATTAAAGGATGTTATTGCAGCATGCACTGATAATGCAGTTGATCCCGATAAGCTCACCATGTTTGATTTAGAGTATATTTTTATCAAATTACGTGCGGTTTCATCAGGGGAAACTTCTTCAATTAAACTACCTTGCCAAACAACTGATTGTGAACAATCTCTTCCAGCGGATATTAACCTTGAAGAGATTGAGGTAGAGGGAACAATTGCAACCGATAAATCAAAATCAACATTTCAATTGACTGATACTGTGGGGGTTGTATTAAAATACGCTACCATCAAGGATATTCTGAAAACTGGTTCTCCTGGGGAGCTTAGTGAATATGAATCATCTATTGAGTCGATCGTGGCATCCATTGATTCTGTGTTTACTACTGAAGAGGTATTCCAATCAGAAGATTATACCCGCGCTGAACTAACGGCGTTTATTGAGAGTCTTAGCCAGAAACAGATTGGCTTGATGAGCTCGTTCTTTAAGGATATGCCTTCATTGAAAAAAACTGTGGCATTAGAATGTGATGTGTGTAATAAAACAAGCACATATCATTTAGAGGGTATCAATAGTTTTTTCTGATATGCCTCTCTAACCAGTCGTTGGAGTCATATTACCAGACCAACTTTGCTATGATGCAACATCATAAATATAGTCTAAGTGATTTGGAGAATATGATCCCATGGGAAAGGGAGGTGTACGTGACTCTGTTGGCCAATCATATCGAAGAGTTAGAAGAAGAACGCAAAAAGGATAAATAAAATGTCAGATAATAATAATAATAACATTGACTTTAATGGGGATGGTAAAACATCAGCTGAAGAGATCCAGATGTTTAGATCAAAACAGAAGGCTCAGCGTAATATCGCGGCTGCCACTGTTGCATGCATTTTTATTGTAACTGGGTTGATGTTTTCTCCTTGGATTGCAGATACGCGTATTGAGGTAATGAATGGTCCATTAGGTACATTTTACTTCGGCGCGTTCTCCTTGGTTGGTGCCTTTATGGGATTTAGTGTTTGGATGGATAAAAAGAAATGAGCACACTCGAAGATGTAACTGCTCTCCTAGAAGAGACTAATAGATCGAATGGAGAAATTGAGCGGCATAGTAGGAACGGCCGCACCCATTTAATGGAGATTGAAAAGTCATCAGGATGGCTCAATACCTCTATGATGGGAGTAGTTCAAACTCTCAATTCGATTTATGATATTATGAGTGAAGGTAGTGTATTCAATCACGAAATGAAACTAGAGCAGGACCGGTTTAACAACAGCCTAATTGATGCCATTAAGGGGATTGGTAATGGTGTGGGCGGCGGATCTTCTGGTGGTAATGGTCGTGGTGGTAATGGTGGTGACAAAGGCCTGTTAATGTTTGCGGGTGCTATG